GGTCAACACCCGGCCGATCAGCGGCCCGTGCACCGGGAAGGCGCCGCGGGGTTCGGTGCGGGTCGGCCGGGGGAACTCCTCGCCGGTCATGCCGGCGGCCCGGCGTACACGCACAGCTCCGAGCACTCGCCGCACCACACCTCGGCGTCCGGTGGCAACGGGTCTAGCGACCCCTTCGGGATGCCGACCTGTCCGCATTCGTCGTTGACGCATTCCCACATGGTCACTCACTCCCGATCAGTAGCACCGCGACGGACACGGTGGTGTTCACGATGAGGGCCCCGGATCCGTTGCGGACCACGATGACCGCGGACGGCCCGGGGACGTTCGGCGGCGACCCGGACGTGTACAGGGCGACGAAAAAACTGGTGTCGGTGCCGGGGACGGCCGCGACCACCCTGGTCACGGTGGCGAACCAGATATTGGCCAGCGGGGTACCCACGTACGGGATGGACCCCTGCCCGAACTGGTTCAGCGCGATGTTCACGGTCCGGGTGATGATCCGGGCGCCGACGATGCGGGACCCGGTGGTCGACTCGACCAGGGTCAGTCGGGTGTCGACGTCGCCGGACAGGGTGGCCATGTCGGCGGCGCCGTTGCGGACCGGTGCGGTCGGTTCCGGATACCGGATGCCCTTCGGGGTGGTTCCCATTCTGGTGTCCTTTTCGGTGGGTTCGGTGGTGTCAGACGGGGTGCACGCCGGACATGTCGGTCCAGGAAATGCCCGGGTCGAACTGGTTCCACAGCCAGTCGGCGGGCAGGTCCTGCCACGCCGGCGACGTGCCCTGTGCGCGGGCGGTGGACACCACCAGGTCCAGCACCCAGTGCCCGTCGGTGTAGGTGTACTGGCCGCCCTCGGTGAACAGCGGCAGCACCCCGCCGTCGGCCGGCGCCCAGGCGGGCAGCTCGGTGAGCACCAGCGGGGCACCGAGCCGGGTGGTGCCGTCCAGCAGGGTGAACGCCGCGTCGACCTGGTCCGGGTCCAGGGCGGTCAGCCCGGTGGACCAGGTCAGGTCGGTGATCCGCCAGCCCAGGTCGGCGGTGCGGCCCAGCACCGCGGCGGCCAGCTTGGCGGCGGCCGCCGACGTGGTCAGGTGGGAGGTGACACCGATCCGGCGGACCCCGAGCCTGGTCACCAGCGCGGTATCGGTGACGGTCTCGGTGTGGTCGATCAGCTCCGCCGGTGCGGTGGTCTGTTCCTTCCACGTCACGGCCACCCGGGTGGCGACGTCGGCGACGTCCTGCACCCAGGTCAACGGATCGAGCAGCACATCACAGGCTGAGAGGGCCGTGGCGGCGTCGGGGTCCGGGTCGGGGACGATGACCACCACCCCGCCCTGTTTGGTGATCAGCAGCAGCGCGGGCCGGGTGTGGGTGTCCTCGATCCACAGGTACTGCCCGGTGAGGGCGTGCACCGCGGACCACAGCACACCGTCGGCGGTGGTGGCCAGGGCCTGCAACTCCCCCAGCGCGGCCCGGTTGTCGGCGTCGTCCCGGGTCACAGTGACGGCGGCCGCGCCGGGGTCGACCGTCAGGGTGGTGGGCTGCCCGGACAGCGTGACGATCCGCTGCGCCCTGGTGCCTAAAGTCTGGGCGGGCCAGGGGGTGTCGGCGATGTCCCGGTTGGCGAGCTCGGCGGTGTGGTCCTGCGCGGTGACCTGCATCCGGGAGGCGTCCCCGCTGCGGACCGCGGCCAGGTCGGTGATCCGGCCGCCGAACACGACGGCGGACCTGGTGGTCCCGGCGGCCGGTGCCAGCACCAGCAGGTCATCGATCCGCACCTGGGCGAGGGCGTCCCACGTCAGGGTCGGTTCGGTCGAGTCCCAGGTGGTGCCGGGGGTGCTGGTGTCCCACGTCGGGCCGGCGGGGTGGACGTCCAGGGCGAGGCCCAGCCACACGCCGGGCGGCGGGGTGAACACCACCGACCTGGGCCCGGCGGCGCCCAGCGGCAGGGCGATGGTGTCGGGCAGCACCCTGGCAGTGCTGGCCCACGGGCCGGTGAACGCCACCGGGTGCAGCTGCCCGGTCATCGCGGGGCCCAGCCCGACCGGCAGCGTGACGGTCGCACCGTAGGCCCAGGTCTGGCCGGCCGCGGTTTTCGGGATGGTGTCCCACGCGGCCGGGTCGGTCCCCGCCGGCACGAACAGGGCCGGCCCGAAGATCACCCGGGCCCGCCGGGCCGCGGCGGGCCCGGGGGTGAGGGTGGCCACGCCGCCCCCGACGGTCAGCGCGGCGTTGTCCAGGATCCGGCCGGGTCCGGCGACGTCGAACCCGGGGTCGGTGACGGTCGGCACGGTGGGGTCGGGGTAGATGGTGGTGTCGGTGCGGACGTCCAGCCGGCGGCCGGTGCCCAGCACGCCCAGGAACGTGTCCTGACCGCCCAGCAGGGTGGCCGTGCAGGTGGCGGGTTCTGGTTGGTCCAGGGTGGTGCCCCTACCCCAGGTGACCCGCAACCCGTCCAGCACCATGGCCGCGGCCGGGTCATCGGTCGGGGACCCGTCGGCCACCCGCACCCCATCGATCAGCACGGTGCAGGACAACGGACCCAACACCGGGGCGGTCACAGGAACGCACCCTGCTGGCGGCGGGCCCTGGTGCGGAGCACCCCGGCCACCGCCCGGGCCGCGTCATCCGGGAACAGGGCCCCGTTCACGATGATGGTGGTCCCGCCGCCGCCGCCGGCCCTGCTGGCGGGGGTGGCCAGCATCGGGGCCAACGACGGCGATACTGCGGCGAACCCGACACCCTGGGGCGCGGCCTTACCGACACCGGCCGGCAACGCGGCCGCATCGGACGCGGCGCCGGTGATCTTCCCCCACAGGTCCGACACCCACGACATCGCCGACTGAATGCCACCGATCACCGAATCGATCGCACCGCTGACACTGTCAATGATGCCCATGATGCCGTTCAACGCGGATGAGGCGGCGGACGCGATGGGCGCCCAGATCGCCTCCCCCGCGGACTGGATCGCCGACCAGACCGAGTCGATCGCGGACAGCATGCCGCGGAAGAACCCCGCGATGGCCTCCGCCACTGAGGACGCCGCGGTGCTGATCGCGTTCCACGCGTTGCTGGCGGCGGACCGGATGCCGTTCCACACCGCGGACAGGGACCCGGAGATCCCGCGGACCACCGACACGATCGCGGACACCACCGAGCTGACAACGCCCTTGATGGCGTTCCAGGTGGACGACGCGGCGGACCGCACCGCCGACCAGACCGAGCTGATCACCTGGCCGGCCGCCGACAGGGCCTTACTGATCGCGGACGCGACCGCGGTCACCACCGACTTGATCGCGTTCCACGCCGACATCGCGGCCGAGCGGATCGCGTTCCACATGCCGAGCACGAAGTTGCGAAACCCTTCGTTCTTCTTCCACAGCAGCACCAGGCCGGCGACCAGCGCGGCCACCGCGATGATCACCAGGGCGATCGGATTCGCGGACATGGCCGCGTTCCACGCCCACTGCGCGGCGGTCCAGATGCCCTGCATGGCCGCGGCCACCTTCGTCGCGGCGGAGTAGGCCAGCACCGCCCCGGCGGCCACCACCAGCACGCCGATCACGACCTGCACCACGGTGGCGTTCTCGCCCATGATGGTGGCCAGCTGCCCCAACGCGGTACTGACGGCGGTCACCACGGGCAGCAGCACCTCCCCGAGGGTGGCCTGGGTGTCCTCCCACGCCGCGGACGCCCGGGCCGCGCTGCCCTCCGCGGTGTCCGACTCCCGGGCGAACGCACCCAGCGCAGCGCCCGACTGCTCCGTGGCCAGGGCCATCACGGCGGCGGACTTGGCCGCGGTGAACTGTTTGCCGGTGAGTTTGTCGGTGCCGTCGGCGGCCATCTTCGCGGCCACCGCCGACGCACTGAGGTTAAGCCCGTATTTCTCGGCGGAGTCGGCCTCGCCTTTCATGGCGGCGCCCAGCGCGTCCACCGCGTCGGCCGTGGATCCGCCGAACGTGCTGGCCAGGTCGGCGCCCATGGTGATCAGGTCGTCGGTCTGGGACGTGGCCTTATCGGCGTCCACGCCCATGTTGTTGAGCTGGGCGCCGATCTTGGCGGCCATCTCCAGGTAGGCCGATTGTGCGATGCCGGCGGACTGGGCGGCGCCTTCGGACCATTCGGTGATCTGGCCGGCGTTGTCGCCGAACACCGACCCGACGGCGCCCAGGGCCTGCTGGGTGCTGGACGCGGCGTCCACGGCGCCCTTACCGAACGCGGCGACCGCGCCCAGGGCCACCGCGGCCGGCGCGGCCATTGACGCCATTTTGTCGCCGAACCCGGACGCGGACTTGGCGGTGTTCTCGATCTCCTTGCCGGCGTTCGCGGCGTCCACCGCGATGCGGACGGCCAGATCCACTGAATGCCCGGCCATCGTTCACTTCCTTCTGATAGCGGCGGCCTGCTCGGCCAGCACGTCCAGCACGGTGGCCAGGACGTGGTCGGACTCGGTCCGCCACTGGGCGGGGGCGGTGGACGTGGCCACCGCTATCTCCACGATCAGCCGGGACCTGGTCCCGGCGGGGTAGGGCCCGCGGTGTCGGTGTCGTCGGTCACCGATTCGACCATCAGGGTGGACCCGCTGAACGAGTCCCAGGTGATGTCCCGGCCGATGCGGTCTGTTCGCCTGCTGGCGGCCCAGGCCAGGAACGTCAACCACCTGAACGGGGCGGTGGACGGGCCGGGCCAGCGGTGTTTGGCCTGGGTGTCCTCGAACAGCAGCAGGTCGGGGTTGAGGGCCTGCACCACGTACGCCGGGCCGTCGGCGGGGGTGACCCGCACCCGCGGGATGGCCAATCCCTTACCGGTGATCGGCACGTCGAACGGGCCCGCCGGTAGCTCGGTGCTCACGTCTGGTTGCGGCATGCTCATGCGCCTCTCACCTGTCCCATCGCCTTGTCGATCGCTTGGAAGTACACCTGTTCGATACCGGGGGTGGCGGCGTCCAGGCCACCGCCCAGGGCCCGGGACGGGGTGATGTGCCGGGCCGGCCACCCGCGCTCCTGCACCCCGGCATAGACGACCGGGGACCCGACCTCGGCCCCGTCGGCGGTCACCCTGGTGGTCCAGGACGCCGCCAGCCGGCCCGACTTCCGCCGAGTCCTGGGCCGGGTCGCCGCGATCACCCGGTCACCCGCCGCGGCGTGCGCGGCGTCCAGGTGGGTCAGGTCGTCACCGAACTGCCCCAGGGTGCGGGCGAACTGATCGGCACCCCGCACCGTGACCTGACCGGTCACGCGGACGCCTTCGCCTTCTTGCCGGTCGGGGCCGGCGCCGGGGTGGCCCACCGCGGTGGCCGGCGGATGGCCTTACCGGTGGCGAACACCGTCACCGCACCACCGGGGTAGGTGTAGGTCACGTCACCGACAATCGAGAACTCGAAATCGCTGGCGAGGGGGTCACCGTAGGCGTCGGCCCCGAAGTCCAACGGATCGATCACCAGGGTGCCGGCGGCGGCGGTGCCGCCCTCGGTGGACGGGGTGAACGTAAACGGTTGCTGCGAACCAGGTTCCGCCCAGGACAGCGCGAAAAACCCTGTGCCGGTCTCACTGTCCACGTTCAGGTTCCCGGACAGGTTCGCGGTGTAGGTCACCGACCCGGGAAAGACGCTGCCGCACAACGCTTTCACGTCGTCGGCCTCGTCCTTCTCGGCCGCGATCCGGGCCCCGTTGATCAGACAGCTGATGTCGATCTCGGTGCCGATCTCGCCGATGGTGAGGGTGCCGGGGCCCAGGTAGGTGGGCCCGGCGTACACGGGTGCACTCATGGTGTCTCTCCTTCGTGGTGGGTGACGTGTTCGGTCCAGGTGATGCGGTACGCGGGCAGCGGCGCCGACTGCTCCGGCACGGTCAGGTCGGCCGGCTCGGCGGACAGCACCGGCCGGGCCACCGCGGACAGCGTCGCGGTGATCAGCGGGCCCAGGTTGGCCAGGGCGATGTCCCGGCCGCTGTTCGGCACCGCGCACCAGGCGGTGAACGTGGCATCGAAATCGTGGGCGTGGAACCGCCACGCCACCGCCGGCGGACCCACGTACACCGCGGGCGGGTTGAGGTCCCGTTCGTCCAGGGTGGCCCGGATGCCGGCGGCGGTCAGCCGGTCCACCACCGCCCTGGCCGCCGCGGCGATGTCCATCAGCCCACCCCGGGCAGCGCCCACGCACCGGAGTGCAGGGCCCGGGCGATGTCCGGGTCATACCGGGACACGAACGTCACGCTCTCACCGAACGTTTCGATGCCACCGGGACTGTTCCGGCGGCGGACCAGGCGGGCGGCCAGCATCACCGCGGCCTGGTACACCTCGGCGTCCGGGGTGAACACCACCGGCCAGCCGGGCGGCGGCGGGTCCGGTGGGTTCGGGTCGTCCGGGTCGTGGTAGACGAACAGGTCGGCGCGGGCCCGCTGCACCTGGGGCTCCACCGCGGCCGAGCAGCGGGTCACCAGGGCATCGTCGGCGGTGTCCGACCCGCCGAGCCGAAGCTGCTCTTTCACGTCGGCGACGTCCAGCCAGTCGGGGGTGAACTCCACGGGGTTACGGGATGACCACGACGGTGGCCTTGACGATGCCGGCCGGGTCGTTGATCAGGGTCGCGGAGTAGCCGAACACGCCCAGGTCGATACCGCCGTTCGGGATGTTCACGGCCTGCACCCTGATCGGGTTGCCGGTCGGCTCGAAGTAGGTGGCGGCCCGGCGGTCACCGGCCAGCACGGTCGCGGCGGGCAGCGACGGGGCCAGGAACAGCGACAGGTCGGCCACGTTCGCCGAGGCGGTGCCGATGTTCACCGAGCCCTGCGCGGCCAGCCACCACGGCACCTCGTCCGGGGTGCCGGACAACAGCTCTGAGTACAGGTCGGCGGCCAGGCCGATGTAGTTGGCGACAGCACCACCGGCGGCCAGCTGCCCGACCACGGCGGACAGGGCGGCGTACACGTTGCCGGGGTCGGGGACCACCGGGGTGGCGGCGGCCAGCAGCGCGGCGGCGGCGCCGGCCTCGGTCTTCAGTGCCAGGTCGGCCACCGCGGCGGCGAAGAACGACTCCAGGAACCCCGGTTCGCCGAGGTCCTGATAGATACGGTCGATGTCCCACCCGCCGGCGACCCGGGTCACCGGTGCCGACTTGGCGGCGGTGGTCGCGGTGCTCGAGGGGATCGGGGTCTTGTTGCCGGCGTAGGTGTCCACGGTCGGCTTGGCGGTCCAGTACCAGCCCTTGACGGTGGTCCCGCTGGTGAGCACCTGGTGGGACATGCCGTCGATGAAGTGCCGGGTGCCGACCGCGGCGGTCTGCCACAGCTGGCCGAGCCACTGGGGCTGCAGGAAGCCGCCGCCGGCATCGTTCGCGGGCACCACGTCGGTCAGGGCGGCGTTCAGCCGGCCCAGGTCGTGTTCCATCATCGCGGCCTGTACCTCGGCCGCAGCGGCGTGGAACGTGAGCGGCGCCGGCCGGGCGGCGGTGAGAGTTGCGGCGGGCAGCGGTGTTTCGGGCACGGGGGGGTCCTCCGG